TGGCCTTTGGAAGTTGATTTTTGGCGTGTGCTCTGTGGCTATCAAGGCAACCCTTGGATTGAAGGGTATGATGGTGAAGTTCTTTGATGCTGTCGTGGGAGAAGTTGTCCCCGATTATGCTGATGAGATTGGCTCATTCAGCAGTGATGATATTCAGGAGCAGTCTGGCATTACAGATTATTTGCCGCAGATCATGAGTGTGGTCTGTGTTTTCTTGATGCCAGGCATGTCGATTAAGCACATGGTGCCAGAATTTTTGAGGAGGGCCTCTATGTTTGAGAGAGGCTCCACAGGCATCGAAGGTGTGTTTTCCACCATCGCGCAAATGGCTCAGGACTGCATCAATGTGGTTCTGAGGTATTTTGGCAAAGAGGAACTTGACTTGGTGGGCGTGGCCCAGAAGCAAGTTATGTCTTGGGTTAAGGAGTGCACTGACATTTTCCAGTTGATTGACACTGACAATCCCAAGATTTCTGACCTTACTAAGGCCAACGCATTGATCATGGCTGGGTACAATCTTCGCAAGATAACTTCAGCCAAGCATTTGCAGGTCTTGCTTGATAGGACTTTGGATCGTTTGAACCACAGGATTGCTTCACATAGGGGTTTGCTTAATGCCGACAATGCTTTCAGGCAGCAGCCTCTTTTTGCCATGTTTGGTGGAGCTTCTGGGATTGGAAAGACCAATCTCATTAAGACTCTAGCTGGAGCTGTGCTACAGCTGGCTGAGTTGTGCTCACCAGAGGAGTGTGCTCAGCAGATGTGGCAGAAGGGTGACACCGAGTTTTGGAATGGATATTGTGGCCAACTTGTGTACATCATGGATGATGTTTTCCAGAAGAAGCAGGTTGCTGGCAGTTCAGAGAACGAGGGTTTTACTGTCATCAGGGCGGTGTCCAACTGGCCTTTTCCGTTGAATTTTGCAGATGTCGAGAGCAAGGGGAGGTGGTATTTCAGCTCCAAGCTGATGATTGGTACCACTAATGAGGCCAACATACACAGTGCTGTGGCTGGCGTCTTACACCACCCGACTGCGGTGGTCAGGCGGATCAGTCATGGCTACTGGTTGTCGGTTAGGGAGGACTATGCTCTTAATGGAGCTCTGGACTACGTTAAGTTGAACAGAGTGTATGCCCAGCGGAAGAGCGATCTTAAGAAGAGGAAGCTTGAGGGTGAGAAGGTCACTCAGACTGATGTGCTTGCTTGCTTTCCTTGGGAAGCCTTTGTGGTCAAGAACCACACTTTTGACAAGAGCGAGGAGACTGCCACACCGTATAGTGGTACTTTGCTTGATGTGGCTAAGGATATAGCCCAGCAGCTTAAGGACAGGGAGCAAGCTCATCGTCAGATTGTGGAGGATTCTATTGATTGGCTTGAAATGCTTGCTGATGCCGAGAAGGATGTGGTGGTTGACCAGTCTGGATGTATGCAAGCATGTGGCTCGCGGCATGCGGAGGGTGTTGTGTCTGATTGCAACAGCGTTGATGAAGCGTTCGAGTGTAATCCGGCTCCCCCTCCGCTTGACCCATTGCCACCACCACGCGACATGCACATGGATTTTGACGACCCCAACTTTGAGGAGTTCCTCAGGCAGTGGGAAGTTGATCTTGAATTTTTCGAGTTTGGCGCATTTGAGCGGGTGAACTTTGAAGCGATGAAGGAGGCGTATGCTGCTTACAAGGCCGAGCACAAGTGGAGATTCAGATGTGTTGCTGCTATGAAAGCAGTGTTTGCGAGCATTCCTGCGCCTATTTTGAGCGCAATTGGTTGGGCTGGTTTGGCAGCAGCAGCGTATTGGGCGGGCAGTATCGCGCCCCATGTTATTTTGAGGCTGGTTTTGCTGTGCGTGCGCCTGATCAATTTGGTTGGGAACACCGTCCAGGGATTGTTCTCTGCTATCAAGGAGTTTATCCTTGGTGTTGATACGGACTCTTTGCCGCCAGCCGAGGACCAGAGTGTGCATGTTGAGCACAAGGTTATGCCTGAGAAGCGCAAGAAGCAAGTGGTCACTCCGTCTGCCAGGCTGCAGATGGGGAATCCACCTGCTGATAACATTGCGGACATTGTGTACCGCAATTGCTACAAGATGACTTTGGACCAAGGCAGTGGCCATGAGCCACTTGGCCAGGTGCTTATGCTGTGTGGCACTTATGGTGTCATGCCGGCTCATTTCAGGCAGGATTATGCTGGTGAGCTTAAGTTCATTTCCTGCAATGGGTCTGGCCATGTTGTCACAGTTCAGTATTCCGACTTTCTCAAGTGGCGTCATTACGTTCTTAAGGAGTGTGACATCATGGTTGTGGATTTGGGTGGAGTGCTGGTGAGGTCCCATAAGGACATCCGCAAGCATTTCATTACTGATTCATCGTTTAAGTCTCTTGTGCGCATTCGTAATACAACTGTGCGCTTGGACGCCGCAAGGGAGAGCAAGGGCGCCTTGGAGAGACATGTGATGTACTCTTCCACGTTGCGCTATGATCCCTGTATTTCCACTGTCAGTGGGGAGAAGGAGAACATCTGGGCCTATGATTGTCCCACCAAGGTTGGAGATTGTGGGTCGCCGCTTACTATTGCGGAGCCCAAGTATTATGGAGGTAAGGCCATTCTTGGTATTCACATTGCTGGCAGAGTCAATTCCCTTATGACCTACAACTGTAGGGAGGGGTATTCCGCTGCCATTACCCGTGAGTTGGTGGATGGGCTCTTGAAGAAGATTGGTGCCCGTGTCATCACTGACAAGTTCGATGAGGACTTGGCAGATCAGGGCGTTGAGCTTGTGGTGGAGTCTGAACCTGCGGCTGAGCAGTCTGGCATTGCGTCAGGGTCCATAACGTATGTTGGAACCATGCCCAATGGGTATACGCTGAGCCAAGCTGGCTCTACCAAGCTTAAGCGCACCACTTTTCGCGGGTGGGGCGCTTGTCCTGTGGCTCCTGCCATCTTGCGCCCCGTGTTGCGGGATGGTATTCTTATCAAGCCTATGCACCAGGCGATGGCTAATTACCGCACACCAGTGCGTGCCAGCCATGTTGCTTTGCCAGATGCTGTGATGGGGCTCGCTATGAAGCAGTTTACCAAGATCACAGCTAATGCGCCCAGGCATGTGCTTACTTTTGAGGAGGCAGTGCAAGGCATACCAGCATTGAAGCTTAAGGCTATCAACAGGAGTACATCTCCTGGGTGGCCTTGGAGGCTGTCGGCCAAAGATGGCAAGAAGGCTTTCTTTGGGGATGGCAATGAGGTGGATTACAGCTCGGATGCTTGTGCTGCTTTGAAGGCGAGAGTTGATCACATTGTGGATGAAGCCAAGTTGGGCAACCGATTGGCACACATCACGTGTGATTTTCTCAAGGATGAGACTAGGCCACTAGCCAAAGTGGAGGCAGTGGCCACCCGCGCCATTTCTGGCGCTCCGCTTGATTACACCATTGCTGTGCGCCAGTATTTTGGCTTGTTTCTTTCTGCCATGTTTACATATCACACCGTTTCTGGCATGGCGCCTGGCATCAACTACTATTCTGAGTGGTCCGTGTTGCAGCGTGAGCTTGCACGTAGGGGCCAGAAGATGTTTGCAGGTGATTTTAAGGCGTTTGACGCTTCAGAGCAGCCAGACATTCATGCTCTCATCCTTGGGTACATCAACGACTGGTACGACCAGTTTGAGGTTGATCCCGTGGGGAGACGCGTTCGCGAGGTCCTTTGGGAGGATTTGGTGCATTCGCGCCATTTGACGGGCGATGGCTCTGTTTTGGACACTGTTGTCCAGTGGAACAAGTCTTTGCCCAGTGGGCATCCTTTGACCACTGCGGTCAATTCCATGTATTCCTTATTCACACTTACCGCATGTTATGTGGAAGCCACTGGCGACTACGATAACATGTGGGACCATGTTTTCATTTGCACTTTTGGAGATGACAATGTGGTGAGTGCAGATGACGACACCATCGAAGTCTTTAATCAGGTGAGTGTTGCCAAGATGATGAAGGAGAAGTTTGGGCTTACTTACACTTCTGATAAGAAGGACGCAGAGTTGAAGCCCTATGAGACCATACATGACATCACTTTCCTTAAGCGCGGTTTCGCCCGCGCTGAGGTTGAGGGCGGCTGGGTGGCGCCTCTTGCTATGGACAGCATTTTGTATCGTACATATTTTTACAAGTCCGACCGCACGTGTGCGGAGGATTTGGCTGTCAATTTCAAGGAGGCGCTGCTCGAGCTGTCCTTGCATCCAGAGAGCGAGTGGAATGAGAGGTATACCGCTGCAGCTAATTACTGCAGGGAGACGGGCATTGAGTTGTCCATCACCTCTTATCGTCAGGCGCGCCAGATGTGTTTGGCGCGTACTGATTGTTGGTTTTGAGCCCCACATACGCATGGGCTGAGTACATTTTGGAAAAGCGGCTTATGCCCATGGTCAGGATAGGCCACCGTTACTACTCAGAGGATTCAGAGAGACTTTTCCACCGTGTTGGGGTTTGTGCAGGCCCCACATGTACATAGATGCATGCTACAGATCCAGTTAGTATTGATAATTGTGATAGAGTAGAGGGTTTAAGTGTCCCCTCTGATAAAGACACTCATGCCGGTATGTCCTTCAAGGGTGAGGCCGGAATTTGCGCTACAGGTGTGCCTGACGCACCGTCTCACTTTTTGGGTGGGACGCAAGGTTTGCAGGATTTGAAGGCTTATTTTAGCCGTCCCACACTTATAGCTCGCGGCTCATTGAGTGCATCACCTGGTGCATTGTACAATTTGTCCGCTTCTTGGAGTGCGTTTGCTACAGAGATTCCGAATTTTGCCAACAGGCTGCGGGGTCTTAGGGGCATTCGTGCTAATTTGGTGTATACCATAGAGCACAATGCCAATCCTTTTCAGCAAGGCTTGTTGGTTGGATCCTTTCAGTACGGGTCCAATCAGTTTCTTAGGTGTGCTCGGCCTTCCATGTGTACGCATTTGCCGCATGTTAGGCTTAATGTTTCTGAGAACACCATGGCTCGCTTGACTATTCCGTATTTGTCAGAATTTGAGTACTGGGGGTCTTCCGATAGCGAGATTGGCCATAGCATGGGTATTTTCACGCTTATGCAGGTTTTGGGCACTCCATCACTTCCTAACTCTGCCACACCAGTGTTCAAGGTGTATGTGCATTTTGAGGATATAGAAGTATTTGGTCATGTTCCTTTGTTGGATGCAGGATTTGTAGTGCCTCAGTCCGGCTTAGCGGCTATGCCCAAGGGCAAGTCCACTGCTGAGTCTGAACTTGAGGCCAATGGTAGGTTTTCTGGGGTTTTGCAAGCAGCATCCCGTTTGCCCACGGCTGTGGGTAATTTCATACCATCATTGAAGCCTTTCACAGCCCCTGCTTCGTGGTTCTTGGCGGCCTCCGCCAGAGCCGCATCAGCCTTCGGGTTTTCCAAACCTGTCATTACATCTGCTCCATTCAATCAGGTCCGCATGGCCAATTTGTATGAGGGCAATTGTGATGTTCCAGCTCCTGCGGTTGTGTGTGGGGCCTTTCAGTCCAATTCAGTTGCCTTGACTGAGGCCAATGGTGGTACTGATTTGGATGAGATGGCTTTTGACACCATTTTGACCAGGTATTCTCAGATCTTCAGGGGTTCCATAACCACCACGTTGTCTCATGCTGATTGTGTGTATGCTTCCCATGTTGCTTTGAGTCATATGTGGTTTCGCAGCCCACCCGCCACCACCAATGGTGGTAATATCAGTTTGCCTAAGGGTTCCACTACAGCCTTTGCAGTTATACCCAGCACATTGATGTATTTTGGTCAGCACTTTAAGTATTGGCATGGTGGGCTTAAGTATAGGGTAACCTTTGCCAAGTCTAAGTTTCACACGGGCAGAGTTCAGTTCAGCTTCATTCCCAATTACCGACAGGTTGGAAGCAGCCTGCGGTATTCAGATGTTTCGGCTGAGGGTGGTCCCGTACCCCCTGTGTTTAACACTGATTTGCAGGCTTCACAGAGCACCATTGTTTTTGATCTCAAGGATGATTCAGTCTTTGAGTTTGAGGTTCCTTACATCGCTCCTACATCCCATCTTGGATACAATGATTCCATGGGCTTTGTTAGTATGCAGATCATGGACCCTCTGATTGCCAACGGCGAGTCTGCTTCCACCATTTCTTTCATAGTTGAGGTTTGTGCCATGCCTGGGTTTTATTTTGCTGGTGTGGCTTCCCCTGGCCAGCCCGTTGCCGCCGATAATCTCGGTTCGCCAGCTATTGAGTTTCAGTCTGGTGTGACCCCCAACAAGGATGCTTCACAGTATTCTGTCGGGGAGAAATTCATGTCAGCTAAACAATTGGCTGCTGTGCCTATTTGGCGGAGGGTGGATCAGACCAATGCCACAGTTCTCGATGGTATTATTCCACCCTGGCATGCAGTGTCTAGTTTTGGCATTGGTGATGTTTTGGCTGCTAATACTCAGCGGAGTTATCCTTTTTCCAGATCTGGCATTGTAGCCCAGTGCTATGCTTATGGCATTGGATCTACATTGCTCTGTTTGGATAGGGGGGGGCTTAATCAAGCTAGTAGGTTATCAGTCTCGCTTGTCAAGTCAGACAACAACACTGCTACCACTGGCACTGTTCCTGGGCAGTACAATCAGCTCAGCAGGGACCCTAACACGGCCCAGTCCGTTGTGCATGGCAATTCTGGTGTTGGTCAATTCATGTTGCCGACGCTGTGTTCTGCCCCTAGGTTTAGGTTAGGTGACTTTAATACGAACACTGCTACTAGGGATTACGCTCCTACTATCAACACTGTTGTTAATACCAGTCAAACCGTTAAGTCGGTGTACCAGTTTGCGGCTAAGAACGTCAATGGTGCTAGTACTGTTTGGTATTGGGCAGTGTCGGCAGCAGATGATGCGCGCTGTTTTGCCTATTTAGGTCCTTGTCCTTTGGTGCTGGCTAACTCTACCAGCACAGCGGCTTCGTGGTACTCTGGTGACCCTTATTAGGGCACCACCACGGAGGCCAAGGCATGCAGATGGGCCAGAGCACGTTCGTCGCCAATAGGCTGCAGTCCTGGAACGCCACTGTGTGTCAAATAAACTGACCCCCCGCTTTGAGCCGGGGGTTCCAGCTTCTTAGCTGGGGGTTCACATTACCCGCCTGGGGCGAAAAGAGTTGTGGCCTGCCCACCAACCTAGATCCGGAGAAGAGTTCCGTGGCGTGGTTGGTGCGTGGGCTTTTCAGGTCTTCGGACCTCCGTCTTTTAGGGCGGTTTTTCTTTGATGAGAGACGCCGCCTTTCTTTAGAAACTTTACAAGGCCTGGTTTATCCAGCTGCTAGACAAACTCTCATTATGGAGAAGTTCCCGGGCCTTGTGCCCAATGTGGAGGGTTCTTTCCATAGTGTCAGTCCTGGCGGTGGCCTTGTACTGATGGTCAATCAGTCCTTTGAGAAGGGCTGGTGGGCGTTTTCTCA